GAGACATGCGTATGCGGATAGATGGATTGTCCGGAGCCGCATCAGCAGCGCGAGCATTGTTGCGCTGCCATTTGGAGATGCCTTTATATGCAGCGTGGAACTTTTCCCGCACCGTCGCAGCCTCATCAAGATCCATCTGGATTCCCATCGCTGCTGCATAATTTCTGAGCCCTTTTGCACCGCTTCCATATAACAAACCGAAGTTGGCTGACTTACTAACTTGCCGCTGCTCTTTTGTAACATCTTCTTCCTTGACCCCATAAATCTGCGTCGCTGTAATCGTATGCAGGTCTTTCCCCTGCTGGAACACCTGAGTCATAAGAGGATCTTGAGCTTCTGCCGCCGCCAGCCGCAACTCCATTTGCCCATAGTCCGCTACAACCAGTCGCCAACCAGTTGGTGCCTGCACACAGGCCCGAAAACGCACGTCCCGCGGCACTTGTTGCAGATTGGGACTCATGCAACTCATCCTTCCGGTGTCAGCCCCCATCTGCAGATAGCTGGCACGAATAAAACCATCACCCGACAAATTCTTTAACAAAGTCTCCGCCATTTGCCGCCGCTTTTCTACACGTTTCCACCGCAAATAATCCGCAATAAGTTTGTGCTCCCCGATGTATTCCTGGAGCGCAGACTTACTCGCACTTTTCTTTCCCGTCTTCATATCCACAGGCGCCTCACCCAACAACGCGGTGAACTTCGCCAGCAACTGCACCGGACTATTTAGGTTAAAAACATCAGGATCAGTTTTCTTACCTTTCGCCCCAGGCTTTGTCTGGTACAGGATGTTGCCATCGAGCCCGCGATGCAGCTTGGCGTGTTCCGGCAGCGCCACATCAAAGTCTTCGATGAACTTGGCACCAACCTCGTTGTGCTCAATGTCGAGGTCCTCGATCAGCTGCTGTAAGGAGTCCTTGTCGAAAGGAAGTCCGGTGCGCCAAAGCTGCGCCATCGCCGGCAACGCCTTGCACTCCAAGTGCCAGGCCGGCAACAACGGCGGCGACGCAGCCGCCATCCGCTGCATGATCGGCTCCCACAACTCCGTCAACACCACCACATCCTTCGCCGCATATTCCAGCTGGCTCGCCGACACATCCGCCGACCAGTCACTGCGCTGTTCCTCCTTGGAAATTTCGTAGCCCAGATACCGCCGGACCACGTGCTGGAGCCCGTTCTTCACGTTGGCCAAGCCGTTAGTCAAGATCCGGCTGGCCAGCATCGAACAGAGCACCTGCCCTTCCGGGTAAATCTCATGCTCCTGGAGCCAGCCCAAATCAAACACTGCATTGTGCGCCAGCCAGGTCCGCTCCTTGGTGAAGAAGTTTTCCAGCGTGATCCAGTCCTCATCGCTGAACTGCCAACAGTCCAGTACGACGGGCGGCTGATTTACGGTGGCCAGCTGCAGCAGCCGCAGACCACCAAATTTCGGCTGGAGCCCAGTGGTCTCCACGTCAAACGCCACAAAGCTGGCGCCGTCGAGCGTGTGCAGGTGCTCGATCCCCTGAAGAATGTTCATGCCGGGTAGGGCGTGTTCTGTATTACTCTAACACACCTGTCAGCTCTTTGGCCGCACACAACTCAGCCAGCACCGTCCCACCCTCGGGAATCCCCAGCGTGCAGCGGTGATACCAGTGAACGCAGGTCCGGCACTCCCCGCCATCCGGCAGCGGCTTGTGCTTTTTCAACAAATGCTGCAGCCGCAACTCCTCTTTCCCTGCATCGCTGGAGCGATAACACTTGAAGCAGTAGACGGCATTGGTGGTGATGCTGCCGCACTGGATGCAGCGGCGACTGTTGATTGGAACTTGCATCAGAAAAAACGAACACGTAAAAATCCTGGAAGGCGCTTCATCACGCCAGTTTTGGTGTGCTGAGCTGCGCCATCGGGCAACTCAACCTCGACCGTAAAAACCTTGTGACCACATTGCGGGCATTTCCGCTGGCGCAGAATCGACTCCGCCGTATCCCGGCAAGTGCGATCCACGTCCATCCGCTTGAAATCACACCTGGCGCATCGCATTACGCCACTTCCTGTTTTTCACAATGCACCAAGCGTGCTGGTACGAAATCCCATACACCCTGGCCAACTCCGAAATCGACGTGCCAGAGGCATAAAGATGCCTCAAATCCAGCGCATTTTGCGGCGTCAACACCGCCGTCCCCGGAATCGAACCTTCCTGGAACGACGTCTTAGTCGGAGGTCTCTTGGGCTCAGTCATCAATCTCCATCTCCAGCCATCGGATCATCGAATAGTCACCTTCTTGTTCCCGCATCCAATGTGCAACTTCACGGATAACGGCGCGAGCTTGCATGTGACCGCACTCGGGCTCACTCACGATGCAGCTATGCACCCGTTGTATCAGCGATCTCTTGGGCTCTACCAAAGGACTGTTTTTCAGCTCTTTAGCCGCAATGTCGCGGATACCGGCACCCAACTCAAGTTTTTCAACCCTGGAGCGCAACTCAAGAACACACGCCTGAAAGCTCCCATTAAAAACTTGGCTATTTTCAATCTGCCGCCATTGCGCTGGCGTTGCTTTGTAATCAGTCATTGCGATAAGCCTCAGTTGCAAGGGTGTTAATCAGCCGGTTCAAATACCACCGACATTTTTCGGCATCCTCTAACGGATCCTTCTTTAGCCACATCCGGCTGAGATACTTCAGGCATTGCCACTGGAGCGAACCAGTCACAGCGTCTGGCGCGTGCTGGACCCAATCCTCCAGCACCTCGATTACCTCAATTTTCCCGGCGGTGTAGTGGCTGGGATGGTGCACCACATCACTGACCTGGAACTGAAAGTCGCTCATCCTTTGGATTCCTGAACGGTGGTGTCGCCGTGATAACGGCCAGTCATCGAATAGTCTTTGCCGGGCAACATCGACATGCGGTGGAACACAATCTGTGCAATCCGCATCCCAGGCCACAATGAAACCGGATGCAAAGCGCGTGCATTTTGCAGCTCCAGCGTCAACCGCCCTTTGTAACCAGGGTCGATATACCCAGCGAGCAAATGCTCAATCCCCTCCCTAGCCCGGCTGGATTTGAGCGCCAGCTGCCCAGCAATACAGTCAGGCAGCTGGAACTCCTCCAACGTCTCCGCGAGTATGAACTCATGCGGCTGGAGCAAGAAAGGTTCCTCCTGCGTGTGCCCTGTGATGGAAAGGTGGACTAACTGCGGACTAGCCGCATCCTCCACCAAAATGTTCTCGCCAAGTCTCACATCGAGACTCGCGGGATTCAGCAACTCCTGGTCGTAGGGGCTTACCAGATTCCGCCGCACCAGCGACACAATCTGATGGTCACACAGGATCGACACCTCAGATCACCACCGTGGTGGGCTGATCCTGCTGGAGCGTCACGTGTTTCCACGTCTTGTTCCACTTGATGCAGTTGATCGTGGTGCTGTGGACGCCAAACTCCTTAGCGATCTTGGCGACCGACTTCCCACCAGCCTGCAGCTGGCGCTTAATCTCCAGCACCTTCTTCTCCGTCAACGCCGCCCGCGTCTTGCGGCGCGACACACGAGTCTTACTTTGAGACTTCGGAGTTTGTACGGCGGTTGTACGTACAGCCTTGGCTGCTGGTGCGACTGCCGGCTTGGTCACGTCCAGTTCGACGTGCTGGCAGGCGTTGATGGCCACGAAGGCGTGCTCCAGGGCAGTGGTGATCTGCTGGAACTGTTCGTCAGAAAGAATGTGCATGATCGTTGGTAGAACGGTGAGAGTGTAGTACAGGATCAGCGAGAAGAAAGCTCGATCTGGAGCGCAGCCTGGAAGTAGCCGGCGATTTTCATGCGCCGGAATTCTGAGCTGGCATCGTCGCTGTGTTTGTCCTCGATAAAGGAGTAGTTGTGCCGCGACTCGTTGAGGGCCGCCAACGTCTCGACGTTGAGCAGCTCCAGGTCTCGAAGCGGCATCTCCTTGATCTTGTCCAAGTAAACGGTCTGGCTCAACAGGAAGGACCTGTAGAACGGAACCACGTTGGTTTCAGTCATTAAATCCTTTGAGTACAGGTGAACCACGGAGCAGCCCTCGTATTTTGCCGAGGGCTGGCTCACCGAGGTTGCCGAGATAGTTTGCCGCACACAGCGCGACAGCGTGTGCCATGAGCGTCGGATCGTCCTGGTGCTTGCCAATGACGGTCATCAGCTCGTACACATACCGATCCGCCTCGTTGAAATCCTCAGGAAAGGGCAGCTCCAGCTCCTCTTCCCAGTTGGTTTCAAGGATGTCTTCGCCCGGCTTCAACGGGTTAGGTCCCCAGTTTCCGCCATCGTCACCGTCCCATCCGTATTCACGGCGAACGGTCCAGTCATCTTGCGCCCGCTGGATGGCGCGATCCACTTCAGGAAGATGGTCGTACCAGTTAGGAAAACGCTCCAGCTGGAGCAGGTTGAAAGCAGCATCAGTCATTGGAGTTCAAGCAAAAAATTTGGAGTCCTGTTGCCTCAAGCGGGTGAGATCCGTGAGACGCAACTTGAGAATCTCGTGGATGGCCAGCTTGGCGAGTCTGCTGGAGCAGATCGTGTCGCTGGTGGCAAACACGTAGATCAGGTGACGATACAACTGGGTCAGGGTTTTCGCCTTGACCCAGTGCGTGTCGCCGGGGATTGGCTCGGTGCCGTACTCCCAATCGTCGTAGTCCTCGGAGTTCCGAAGCTCGCGGGCTTCAGTCGTCCCAATCAGACGTGTCGATTGGGGCCCAGTCGTCGATTCTGTTGGTGAGGAGTTGGCGGAGTCCGTCATCGCTGGCGGGGATCAGATCCTCTTCGTGAAGGTCGAAGGAGCCTCTGCACAAGGCAGGCCCCCACTCTGCCGGATAAAGGTGGCTTTGCGGAATGACCACAACCATGTCGTCAACAACGGCATTGACACAGAGGCGAGTACCACCATCTTCAAACCACAGATCCTCAATTTCCAGTACCTGGCTCATTTGACCTCCCGTGCAGTTTGGCGGGCTTCGATGCCGTCCATCCAGGCATCCCAGCTCATCTTCAAGAACTGTTCCAAGTCCTGCAGCTGCTGGAGCTGGAGCATGTCGTAGGTCGGGTCTACACCGAGACGCTCGCTATCGACGATTTTTTCTTGGAGCTGAATCGCAGACCAGTGGACGGCGAAGTACCACGGGCTGAGCTTGGTGTTGTCAACTTTGGTGCAGGTGAAATCGTCCATGTCAATCAGTAATAAAAGGCACGCCGTTGCGGGCGTGCCCTTACTGTTGCACACAGCCAGCTGGGCGTCCAGCCGGGCTGTTGCAATTCTTCATGTGGCCCATTGGGTGAGGTAGACAGTGACTACCAGCATCCCCAGCAGCCACGTCAGCCCAAAGACCACCACCGGCGGAATCACGCTGGAACCCCCAGGTCTTCCGGCTGGTACTGAGTCAGAACACAGACGTCAGCGCCCTGTTTGAGCGCCGTCCCAACGATGTAGTGAAACTGCCCGTGGGCATCGTCTGACTCAACGATCTGGTACTCCTCAACCTCATACGCCCGGCCCCTTCGGTACCACTGAACGCGCACGACGGCCAGCAGATCGAAGGGGATGTCGCCGACGGTGTAACCCAAGGTTGGCTTCCTGGGACGCTTCGGCTGAGGCGGTTCAGGTTTAGCCACGGGTTCTCTCCAGATCAGCCACGCGGCAGCCCGCATGAGCCCTAGGAAAAAGTTAGGCGGTCTGAACTTGTCCATCAGTCCCAGAGCCGTGCGGCTTCCTCCATCAGGTGGGCCAGCTCAGCCTCAGATCGCTCCTCTCCCTTTGGGGATACCTCCAAAACCTGTCCCACTGGGGCAGATCCCTTGGTATCACTGGGATTAGCAGTGGGACACGGTTGGGGGTTGTCCCACTGTGAATCCACCTCATCCCCAGCAGTGGGACAGCAGTGGGACACGTCGGAGGGCTGTCCCACTGTACTTTCCAGTCCCTGACTGGGTTCTTCCCCAGTGGGACACATATTTATAGGCTTTTCACGCGAGGTAATTGCACGGTAAAAAGCAGTAGGAGAACCACCCCCCTCACTGGGACGTTCTTCAGCCACCTCAATCAACCCCCTGGAGACCAACCGCTGGACCGCCTTGCGGATCCCGGCGACGCTTCCACCACACAGGGAATCAGCAGCCAGGTCAGAGCGGCTTACAGACCGCGGATACGCCGCCCTAACGCGCTGGAGCACCCGATCCACGATGGAAGCTGGCCCGGCGCTTTCGGTATCGACCTCCATGTAGTCCGCCAAGGAGAAGGTCAGGTCGCTCTCCAGCTTCATCAGCAACTTGCTGCCGTCGCGCCCAGCCCTGGACTTCTCCACGGTGATGAGGCGGGCGTTGTAGCCGGTCTGCTCCACCTGTTTCTTGTCAGGCCGCCGCAGGCCCCACACCTCGTCCACAGCGTCCCTGATGGCCGTGGAACCCCGGAAGCCACCGGTTTTGTTGGCGTGGTGAATCAACAGGATCGTGCAGGCCGGGAAAAGCCGCCCATTGTTGTTGGCCAACCAGTAGATCGGGCTCGCAAACTCCTTCTTGTTCTCGTCGAACGCCGAACCCCTGGAGCAGCCGGTGATCGAGTCGATGATGACCAGCTTGGGCCGGTGCTTCTCGATCAGCTTGACGAAGCGGTAGTACCAGTTCAGGTCCCACCCCATCACCACCGTCACCGGATCGGACTTCCTGAACTCCAGATCCCGCAGCTGCTGCTGGACCTGCACCTCGGACTGGTCGCCATTAAGGATCAGCACCGAGCCCGGCTCGACTGGCACAAGATCACCCCGCACCGAGAACGGAATCCCGCGTGCAACGTGCTTGGCAATGGTCCAGGCCGACATGGATTTGCCATCACCACCAGCGCCGTGGATCATCACGGTCCCAGGGCACGGCAACAGATCAGGAATCAGGTACTCAAACCGCAGATCCTTATCCAGCAGGCTGTCCATGGCCATCTCGTCATCTTGCTGCTCGAACTGCATCTGGGCAATCAGCAGCCGCTCCAGTGCCCCAGCGTCTCGATAGCCGCCTTCTAACGCCAGCGCGTTCATGGCGTGAGCAGCTTCCGCGGGGTTTTGAATCTGCTGGATCTCTTTCGCCCGTTTGATCAGTTCTGGGAAGCCGATCTGGATCTGCCGAATCCTGATGATGTTGTCGGCCTCAACCTTCTCAACAACCTTCCGCAGATCCTCGGAAAGCCACATGCGAGCAGGCAGCTGCTGATCCGCCATCCAGAACAGCGTCCCAAGGCTGACTGGCCCTTTCCGAAAGGACTTCCACACGTCCTCACAGGGATTGCCTTCAGACCATTCCTGTGAAAATTCGGGATCTTCCGCAGACCACGCCGACCACAGCGTCAGCCCTAGGTCAGTCGGCAACTCGCTGTGGATCGCCATCCCCACCTTTACCCAGTGGTCGCGGCTGCCGCTGCCTTGACCGGGAATCACCTTCAGCGCCGACTGAATGATCTCAGCCACCTCAGCTGGATCTCGATCCGAAAAATCCAACGCCCGGCGGTTCTTGATGAAGCCGCCGTCTTGAATCTCTTTACCGGCGTGATCGCGCATTTCCGCCAACAGCCACTCAGGGGCGTCAGGAATCGCCTCTAGGTCGCCTTCAAAGCCGTAATAGCCCTCCGGTGCCTTCCCATCACTGGAGCCCGGATAAGCCCCGTAGATGACGCCCTGACGGCCCCAGAGGACCTCATACCCCGCTCCGGTATCTGACAGCCCAAAGCCCTTCACATCGCCCCACAGAGCCTCTGGGACGCGAAACAGATACTTCGCCGCGTTGGCCTTGGTGCTGGTGACCTTCGGCGCCCCCTCCAGCGTCTCGCCCCACTTCTTCAGCAGCCTGGAAAGGTTGCGATCCACGTCGAGAATCACGAGTCCCATGCTGCGACCGCCGGTGAACACACCGACCGCTTGGAACACATCCGGCTTGCGCTCGATCTGAAGCGCTACATCCGACGGTGCCATCACCTGATGGTGACTGCGCTCTAGCGGTGTCTTGCCCTTCGAGATTTTCCCGGACTGGATCGCGTACTTCTTGGCGTAAATCGGTGCATAGGCCAGCCCAATAGGCAGCTGGCGCACAAAATCCAGCAGTTCTTGCGTCTTACGAGACACTTTGTTAGACTCCTACAGTGTTGTGTTACACGCGCCCTGGCCGCCTTCCGCGGCTGGGGCGTTTTACTAGGCTAGCCGTCCCGTCAATCCCGTGTTACTGTCATAGACGTTGCCCTCGGGCGACCACCAAAACACCGGAAACCACAATGCCTTTCCTTTCCAAGCAAGCCTCTGCTGCTGTTACGTCCAACAGCACCGGCGGCGGCTATCTCAGCCTCAGCAAGCTCCCCGACGGCGGCTCTGTCCGCTTCGCGCTGCTGACCGACGAACCCCTGGAGTTCTACGAGTGCTGGGGCCAAGCCAACGGCGCCTCCAAGCCTTTCCGCTTCGACTACGAGCCCACCCATGAGGACGTGACGACTGAGATGGGCGAGTTCGAGCCCCGCGAAGGCCGCGGCGGCCCTGGCACCGCCGACGTCAAGTTCGCCATCGCCTGCCCGGTCTACAACTACGAGTCCGGCAAAGTCCAAGTCCTGCAGATCACCCAGAAATCCATCCTCAAGGAAATCGACCAGATCTCCCAAATGGAGGACTACGAGAACCTGCTGGAGTGGGACTTCACGATCAGCAAAAAGGGCAGCGGCCTGCTCACCGAGTACACCGTCCGCCCAGTCCCCCGCAAGAAGGGCAGCCAAGAGCACGTCGATGCCGCCTGGCTCGAAGCCAAGGCTGAAGGCTTCGACATCAGCCGCCTGCTGACTGGAGGCAACCCCTTCAAGGCAGCCTGACATGCTGGAAGATCAGCTGTGTTACACCTGCCGCTGGGGCTGGCGTTTTGCTGAACACGAAGATAGGGCTCCTGAATCTTTGTGTGGTGAGTGTCATCGTTATGCACCTAAACCGATGCAGGAAGACGACGCTTACTTGTACAAGGCCGTATGGCCCATCGTTAACGGCAAAGATGGTTGCGGCGACTGGACTAGCCGCTTCACATAGCCATTCGTAACTGTTACAAATACCGCCCCCTCTAGCCCAGGGGGCTTTTTACTGGTATTATCAAATTGGGAAAAAATAACTTCATGGCCTCCAACACCCAAGACACGCTGGCAGGACTGCGTAAGTGGCGGTTGGAGCAAGATAACTCAGGCCCCTTCCGGGTCTACAGGGACATCAAGGGTAATGTATACCATAGTGTTACACACATCCTGAAGGAAACGAGCGACAAGACCGGGCTGGAGCGTTGGGAAGCCCGCCTGGGACCAGTCGAGGCAAGCTGCCAGCGCAATGTTGCCGCCACCCGAGGCAACATGGCCCACAGTCAGGCTGAATATTTGCTTAAGACTTCGATGCAGCTGGCACGCTCCACTGCAAACAAGCGCAACGCCATCCGCTGGGACGAGCGTGGATTGGCTCGGATTCCCTCGCCAATCACGCAGTGGGCATTGAAGAGGGTCCGCCCCAACGTTCCCCGCGTTGGCTGGAGCGCCTCCGGCTACGCCCGCAGTCTTTCCGACTGGATCGCCGAGAACGTCACCGAAATTTTCGCCAGTGAATTTTCCATTCACCACCCCGGAGGCTTTGCTGGAACCTGCGACGCCCTGATCGGCATGAAGAATAACGAGCTGGTACTAGCGGACTGGAAGACCAGCGTGGGCCGCAAGACCAAGAAGGACGACGACGGCCTGGAGCGCCTCCCGCCCGGCCATTCATACATCGACCAGTGCGGCGCCTATTCACTGGGACTGAAGCATCTCACCGGCCTCCAACCCACTGGAGCAGCCATCGTCCTAGCCCGCCGCTGTGGCAATCCAAACATTCACTACATGACCCAGGCCGAGCTGGAGCAAGCAGAAAAGTCATTCATGACCCGGGTGGAGCAATACTTTGCAGCTCTCCAAAATCCCATTCAAGTCTCGGCTTGAAAACGCATTCATGGCTGCCTGAAAAGCCATTCATGACTGGTTCTAAAAACCCATTCATGGTGTCTTATCGCGTGTCCAATGAGTCTCACTGCTGAGACGGTGCTGCTGGCGCCATTGGCTGGGATCCTGCTGGGGCTGGTGTGGGGCTTGCTGCTGGGGCGTCTCAAGGCGATTCTCGTGAGTCTCACGGCAAGACGGTGAGAGGCCCCACCCGATAGGGCAGGGCTGGGGCGTGCTCACCCCTGCGGGGCTCGCACCTTGCGGGGCTTGCTGATACCGGCATCGGATCGAACCTTGCGGGCTGCCCCCTTGCTGGAGCGGGTCCGGTTGGCTGGGGCCTTGGCTGGCTGATCGGTGCGCGGAAAAATACCCGTAGCCTGTGGAAAAAGATCTGGGGGAATGTCAGCGCCGCCGTTGCAACGCTGGCAGGCCCGCCAGTAAGGCACCAGTTCCCTCCATAGCTGGAGCGGGCCTTCCTTGCCGTGGGCAGCCTGCAGGGCCAGGAGATCGGCCCAGTCCGAAGCGGCCAGGTTGGAGCGTTCAACCGCCCACCGCAGATCCCGGAGCTGGCGTTTCTCTAGGCGCAGCTGTTCGCGCTCCAGCTCTCGGGCATCTAGGGCCAGCTGTTTACGCTCCCGGGCGGTGTTCCATTCGCCGCCGCTCATAGTTCCCTCGGTTGGGGTGTGCTGTCAAACAGTAGCACCGGGCCGGCCGGTTGCAACCGGGCCGCTGATGGTATACAGTATGGGAGCACTACGGCACACCCTGCCATGCCAACCGCCTCTCCCGCTCTCCTGGAGCGCATAGACCGTCTCGCTATCTGCTCGGGCCATTGGGTCTTAATCCGCGACGGCCAGCCCGAAACAGACTGCAGCCACCAGTGGCATCACAGCCCGGACGCTCACCTGGAAACCTGCTTAGCTGAACGCTGGCGCGGTGTTTCCCTAGGTTTCGTACCGTCCTACTGCGGGTTCAGCGACTACAGCCACACCGGGCTGGTAGGACTGTCGAATTTCCGCGTGCTCACGGATCCCGCCAGCACACCAGACCCCCACGGCGGCGTCCTAGAGGTGGGCTACGGCTGGAACGGCCGCGGCGTCGTGCTGGACGTGCTGCGGGTTCCGGCCGACGTGATCGAGACCGTGGAAGCCCTGGAGCACTATCCGCTGATCAGCGACGACGACCACAGCCAGCTGGAGTGGGACGGAATCAGCGCAGACTGGGGCGGTGAGAGCATCGCCGACCGCGTGCGGATGCTGCAGGATCTGGGGCTCTGCGTCTTTGCGGCCCGTGATGATTCCGCACCCTGGCGCGACGGTTTCGACCGGCTGCGGGAGATAATCCTGGAGAACCTTAACGAGTACCCCACCGCCCTGGCTTAGCGGCCAATCCGTGATACAGTTAAACACGTAAGCCCACCCGAGGCCCCCCATCATGACCATCACCCGCAAGCAGTACCTGGCGCACTCCGCCGACTTGTTCCACGCTTACTTTCTACAGTTCGCCGGCAACGGCTACCGCTCCGCTTTAGCCGGCATGTTCGGGCCCGAGGAACTGCTAACCAGTCAGGATCCGAACTTTAACGACATAGACCTAGCCCGCTGGGATGATGCAGCTCGCAAGCTGTACAGCCGGATTGACCATCAGCGCGTGATGGCAGCCGGTGAGATCTACAGCCTTAGCACTGGGGTTTGTACCGCCAAAGCTATGGCGCGGGAGCTGGTCAGCTGGCACCGCTGACCCACGGCACCCCCACCGATCAACGGCCCGGCCACTGTGCCGGGCTTTTTGCTGCGCGGCCTGCGGCCGCTTGCAAGGTACAGCCTAAGATTGAAGCAAACAGCCTGGAGATCTTAACAATGGCCGAACAGCCGGAAGCTAACACCGAAGCGCCGGAAGTTACGGCGGAAGATCTAACCGCGAACGGTTACCCCCGTGATAGCGCCGAAAGGATGCGGCGAATCTATGGGAAGCGCAACCCGGACGCAGTGATAGAGCAACGCCAACAGCGGCTATATAAACGGCAACTAGACGGGCTCACCACACGGCAACTGGTGCTAGAGCACGCAGAAAGAGAGGGCATCGCTGTAAGTACAGCCTGGAAAGACTGGGACGCTGTGCAACAGTGGGTAGCGCAGGATTTCGAGCGGGAGAGGCCGCGGTTAGTCTCTCGAATCGCTCAGATGAGGGAACGGCTGTTCTCTGCTGCCGTGCGGAAGGGTCAGCTGCAGACTGCTGCGATGTTGCTAAAAGACATGGGCGCCGTGGTCGGTGAGGTCGCACCGGAAGCCCAGGCCGCCGCGGCCCCGGTGCTTCGGGTGGAGATCGACGATAAGCGCAACGCGTGAGACCCACGAGACTCACCGCCTGGGGCTAGCAATCCGGCCGATCCTGTGCAACAATAGGGCCAAGCTCACCACGCTTCCCCCATGACTTCCCGCACCCTTACCCTGGCCGCCGTGCTGCTGACCGCTGCAGTGGTGGCGATGGGCTTCGACAACAGCCGCCAGCTGGCACGCTGTGAGGCCACCGGCCGCGGCCCAGCGGAGTGCCGGCTGCTGGTGCTCGGTCGCTGAGGATTAGTACAGCTGTACTCGCAAGAGATTTTCTAATTTTCTGCGAGTACAGCTGTATTACAATACAACCGTACCAGCGACCGGGGGGAGGGTTGCAGAAATAATACGTACGTACCGGGGGGCAGGGAACCTACTGATACATTCGCATTTCCTCCCTCTGTTACACACCCGGGGGAGGGGTCGAATTCCTGTAATACCCTAGAAGTTACCCGTCCCCGAAAAAATGGCCGAAACGGCTGGAACCCTCTCCCTCCGCTACGCCCAGGGACAAGTCTTCTCCAGCCGCAAACGCTTCAGAGTATTGGTAGCCGGCCGCCGCTTCGGCAAGAGCTATCTCTCCTGCATCGAACTCTTGCGTGGAGCAATCGAACGCCCCGGCGAAACTTTTTTCTACGCCGCCCCCACCTACCGAATGGCGAAAGACATTGCCTGGAAGGTACTGAAAAAGCTAGTCCCCAAAGCCTGGATCAAATCCAAAAACGAAACCGACCTCAAGATCGAACTCGTCAACGGCTCAACAATCGA